GGGAGTTTGACTGGTGTTGCGGACATAAGGAAAATTCGACAGTGGTCTTTTATTTGGTCGATGACGGAGATTTGAATTGTGTCAAGCTCGTGAAATTCGTCCATTATGATCAGATCATTACTGTAATCATGATTCTTTGATTGTAATCGATTGAGGAAGTGACCGTAAGTGCATAGATAGATAGAAGCGGAATCAGCAGGTTTAACCTGGCGTTTGACGATTTGAGCCCATCTTTTTCCGCTCTGACTATCATTTGCAATTAGGGGTGATGACCATTCGTCCCTTAAGATTTGTCGAGGAAATAGGATCCAGATTTTCGATGTCGATGTTGGTAATATGTTTGTAAAACTCGATTTAAATGATAGTAATGAAGCAGGGAGTAATGATGATTTGCCGGTTCCGGTAGGTGAGCTGATGACTGTGATTCTGTTTGAATTAACCGAATTTCTAAATCGAGAGCCATTAATAACATTGTCCCATGGATTGATAAACGTATCATTTCGGGTTTCCTTGAAGGTGTTTCCTTTCCTTATGATTGTCGCAAACCATTCAATTAGTGGAGGTAACAATTTAACGATAAGATCAAATCGAAAAATATAACCGAACCAGATTGGTAAAAAGTCTATTATGCAACAAGAAAATCTTTTCATTTGGATGTATGGATCTTTGGGCATGATTGCAGATACTTCTGCCGATGATTGTGCCTCGGAATGCCAATATGCTAGGTTTAACACTGAGTAAGTTTTTGGCAAATCAAGCATGTAAAACATGAATAATCGATAGACCCATCCGATATACCTAAGTTGAACGATCATGACTTCAATCGGGTATAACATTCCATATAACAATGTTGTTAGCACACACATGTTTCCATATGCATAGGCTGGATGTCGATAGACTTCTTCTTCCACTTCTGGATCTTGCATTTCTTGGAAAAATGTTGCAGCATCAGTACAGGCTCCATAGGGCGATTGATTACATAAGGATTGGAAGGCGCTAATTGTATCTATCTGTTTTCGATGCACACACCAGATAAATTTTTCGATGTATTTATTAAATGTATACCAAGTTGGATCTGGATAAAGAGAGAGAAGATTTGGTTGCATTTTATAAATTTGTCGGGGCATATCAGAAATCCATTCTGAGATAATATCAAGGGAAACACGAATAAATTCGTCGGGGGCATTTGACTTCTTGAAAAGTTTTTGCATGAATTTGTGATGCTCCTCGGGATCTCGTTTTTCTGGCTTCATGTGAATGTTGACGACTGAATAATAGGAAGGGAATTTATTTTGGAAGATGAAATACCGAAATGCTTGTCTTTTATTGTTATTATTCCGCGTTTTTTGAGCTTCTTCGATAATCTCATGTGGTGTTTTCTTCCATGATAGTTTTAGTAAATCACGTATATTTTTCTTTCCTTGGCCAGGATATGTTAGGACAACATTTGGCATTCCGAATTGATCTGACTGTAATTTTACTTGAACTTCATCATGCTTGAAACCCATCCATTGTGCAAGACGCAATACGTCTTCCTTATATTCTTGAGCAAAAATTTTGTAGAGCTGAGGTGAAAAAGCAGTGATCATAGCGTGGCCAACTGATCGTTGGATGCTAGAAAATAGGAAAGTGTGGTTTTTACCAGCAGCTTGATAGTACCGGAGTGCACTTCTTCTCATCAAAATTTGGTCTGCGTTCTGGTATACGACGTACTTTGGAAATTTTGGTTTTTCAATTGTGATACCACGTTGTTGAGCATAAAACATTTGAGCATTTCGCCATTTTCGTAGAGTTAAGGCGTCGTCTTTTGTTGGTGTTCGACACATTTTTCCAAGGTATTCGACGTCAGTTATGTTAGCAACTAATTCAAGGTCGAGTTCAATTCCATAGTAGGCCATGGCTTCTTTCATCTTCTCTATATCTAGATTTTTCCGTTTCATTTTGACAGCCCATCCTGAGTCATCACCTGTGTTGAATAAGCGATTTTCACGGAAGAAGTCCTTGGGAGTTTTTGAATATTCATGATATCTGCACCATCCCGCAATTAAGCAAATTTTATAACCCCATGTATTGTCCCAACTAGTTGCACTTTGTCCCGTTCCACCACCACGGTTTTTAAAATGTTGATTGTAAAGAATGTGTCTTTTATTATATGTTTCATTAACAAGTGATATTAATTCTTCTTCTGTCTCTAAGAGCATCACGTTTTGCATTTTCTGGGCTAATGGCTCTGAGAACACTGGTGATTTTGACGGTACGAAGGTTTTATCTGTTGTGAAGTAGGAATAGAAAGGAAAATTAATCTTTAAGGTGGGTTTTTCAGGGTTATCGGAGTTGTAGATTTTACGAATATCGTCGACGAGGATGAAATGATCTGAATAGGTTTTAACCTGATTTGGTTCAATTTCGTCCCAATCGACGAATTTTGTTGGATATTTTGAGCAAAGTTTAGCACGCGTTAATTTGTTTGGAATCCCGATTGTCATGCCATCATATTCCCCTTCAGTAAGACCGAATATATAGGATTGTTGCATTGAATCGTATTTCGCAGTGAGCACAGATGAGAATGCTGCCCCGTTTGGTTTGTGTTCAAAACCACGTTGTGCCAGTCTTCCCAGACCTTCCCAAAGGAAAGGTT